GAAATATATCCTCTGTTTCATAATCTCAGTTTTTAGACATAAAAAAAGCAGTAAAACCGTTGGGAATTACCGCTTAAAGATCTAAAATCTATTTATGATAAACCTTTTGTTAATTCATCAAAATTATCTCCTTTGATATATCCTTTTTTTACCTTATTGAAAGATATTTCTGACAGTATTCCAATGTTTAGCAAACCAACAATATCATTTTTAGCTGTCGTTGGAGTAATGCTAAATTTAACCTGTACATCTTTTACAGTCATTACTTCTTTAGGATTTTCATAATATATACGTATAATTTCAGCCTGTCTTTCATTTATATTCCCAATTCGCAAAAAAATATTGGCCTGTTTTTTCATTGATGTTTTCCGGCATATATAGTGTTGCAGATCTTTAAATGCAAGCTCAAGAACACGTAGATTATAAGCAACAAAATAACCTATATCATTATCATCTGCTTCTACATATAAATAAGTTTTTTCATAAGTTTTTTTTGATCGTGCTATAATTCTTGAAATGGATAAATATTCTGTTAGCCAATAACCTCGTTTTAACATATACCAATAGAATAAAGCTCTTGCAGTACGTCCGTTACCATCAGTAAAGGGGTGCATATAAGCCAACATGAAATGTATAATAATTCCACGGATAATAGGATGGATAAATACTTTTGCGCGTTCTTCATTAAAAAAATCGCATAAATGTTCAATAAAATCTGGTATGTCTTTATATGAAGGAGGGGTATGCACTATTTCATGTGTAATTCCGTCCTCTACCACAACGTCATCATTCAATCGAAAACGTCCAGCGTCTTCAGAATTTTCCATTGTTCCCTCAGTCATAAGCCGATGTATTTTTAATAACATATCTTTTGTTATTTTCTTATCTTTGTTTTCAACGATAAAATTTATTGTTTGATAGTTATTAAAAATCATTTGCTGTGATTTGTCTTTTGGATTAATTTTTTTTCTCAACATTTCTTTTGCAACTTTTCGCGTTGTTGAAGCTCCTTCCATTTGACTAGAAGAAATAGCTTCTTCCATTAAAGAACTAATCAAATATTGATTTTTATTTTCTTCTGGGATGATTGAACCATTCCCCCATGAGCCTCCAAAATTCATATCAAGCTCGTGGCAAATACGTTGCATTTGATTGGTTATACTTATATTTATACCATATTGATTCCATACCAATATTCTGTTTTTAAATCTTGATGCCTTTACGTGTGCCCATAACATCTCATGTGAAAATGACGAAGGTATTTTTTTATACTTTACATCACTCCAATATTCATAATTCTCATTAATACGTTCTATTAATAATGGAATCTCTTTATCAGTATTGGATGACAAAGCAAAATAAGCTCTTACCAATTCTTTCTCTGTTACTTTAGGTGGGTATTCAATCATTTTTATAGTTTTTAGTATTGGCTACAAATATACAAATTCTTTCCAGTTCTTACAAAATTGGAAAGAATTATATAGATGAAAACTTGTAAAACGGTAATTCCAACAAGTCAAAGAACGCTTCTGTTATAAGGATTCGCATTCTATTATACAATCTCAATGGTGATGCTCTCACCCTTTCTCTGCGCATCCTCAACCAGCACATTGAGTTTGTCGGATGTGTAGCGTGATTCGGTCAGCCGTCCGACTTCCGTGTTTTTTCCCACAAGAATGCAGCCGGAAGAATCATCAGCCGTGTTGCCAGGATGAATGAGGATGCCTTCGAATGCCGGCACATTCAGCAGTCTCGGCAGGTTGCGTCCGAATTTAGGTGACCAGTTGAACACTACCTTGTATTCACCATAAGGGATGGCTGTCTTTCCGGGTACTTTCCTTTCCCTGTTCAGATCACGGACAGTGTCTTCCAACGTGTTACAGAAGAATTTTCCGTCCACATACAACCGCCCGACAGTATAGCCGGGCTTTTTCCATAATCTCTCAACTTTTAGTTTCATTTTTTTTCCTCCTTCTTGTTTTCATTATCAAACAATATCTGAGCCATGATCTTGGCGATATCATCCTTGTTCTCGATGATCACACTCATAGTCTTTTCTGCTTTGCGCAACTCCGCTTTTTCCCATGATTTTTCACGAACTGATTTAAACTCACAGAAAATGCAGTAACCCGTCCAAATCATTGAAAAAACAGGAAAGGGGATAACCACACAGCATAACAGATCAATGAAGCACAACTCTATAAATGGAGTGAAATACTTCTTCGCCTTGATGGCTGTTTTCTTATACCCCGTGGATGTTTTTGCCTCCCCGCGTTGTTTGGCCTTCATTATTCCTGAGACCAGATCCACGAACATTGCGCCGATAGTGGCTGCGATACACAAGGCTATCAGTACAATGTGTATCATCATGTGCTCGTTGATAAAATTGTAAATTACGTCTTTCATTACTTTGTCTTGATTATAAAATATATTGTTCCAAAGATATGTCTATTTACTTGCGTCATTGTTGCAGAATTACTTAAATCCATTGCCACGATATGACAATAAAAAAAGAGCCTGATGACAATATTTATTGCCATCAAGCTCCTGGTTACAACTGCAAAGATAGTGAAAACTATTCCATATTCAATCCATATTGAAAAAAATAATCAGGAGCAATATTTCGATTATCCGAAGAATTTAAAGAGTCACAATATTAATAGAAAACAAATAGGATTCATGAAATCTACCGGTTGTCTATAAAATCAGATGTTCTTAAGCCTTTATCGGGAAACATCTTTACTTTTTTCCTTTTCCTTTGAACATTTTTCAAGTCACGCACAATGGTGCTGGAAAGTACCTCCGAATAAATCTGTGTGGTCTTTACGGAAGTATGTCCGAGCAGCTTCTGGACTGTTGTAATCGCAACTCCCTGATGAACCAGCAGGGTGGCACAGGTATGACGGCTCACATGGAATATACAAGGCGAAGCAAGCAATAATGAACAGGTAAAGATTAAACGTAAGTCGTTTGAAATGAGCTGTATTTCTGTATTCTGCAAAATGTGGAAAATGCAAACGACAACGGAATATTGAGGTTGTTCAGTTACCAAACCGTTAGCCGGGTAGTTACCGAAACGGGAATAGGTAACACAAAGCGATGAAAAGAAAACCTCACCGTTTTGTTTGCGCTCATACACAGTGTTTTGCGTATCAAAGAGCGCTTATATGGCAAGTAACTTTGCACTAAAAAAATATAAGCGTATGAAAGTAGAAAAATTCAAGGTGTTGCTTTACCTCAAAAAGAGCGGACCGGACAAGTCAGGTAAAGCTCCCATTATGGGACGCATCACGGTAAACAGGACAATGGCGCAGTTCGGTTGCAAGCTGTCCTGCACACCGGAACTGTGGAATCCCCGTGAAAGCCGTCTGAACGGCAAGAGCAAGGAAGCGGTGGAAACAAATGCCAAGATTGAGAAGTTGCTGTTGGCGGTGAACAACGCCTTCGATAACCTTGTAAGCCGTAAAGTGGATTTTGATGCCACCGATGTGAAGAATCATTTTCAAGGAAGCATGGAAACACAGATGACCCTCATGAAAATGACAGATGCAGTCTGTGACGACATCAAGGCACGTATCGGCATAGACCGTGCGAAAGGGACTTATCCCGGCTATCACTATATGCGTCTGACGCTCGGGGAGTTCATCGAGAGCAAGTACAAGGTCAAGGATTTGGCTTTCGGACAACTGACGGAACAATTCATCCACGACTATCAGTCTTTTGCCACGGAAGAGAAAGGCTATGCGATTGATACCGTCCGCCATCATCTTGCCATCCTGAAGAAGATATGCCGTCTGGCATATAAGGAGGGATATGCCGACAGAATCCACTTCCAGCATTTTACCTTACCAAAGAAGACGGAAACGACACCACGGGCATTGAGTCGTGAATCGTTTGAGAAAATCCGTGATGTGGAAATACCCGCTTACCGCAAATCCCATATACTGGCAAGGGATATGTTTCTCTTCGGGTGCTACACCGGGGTCTGTTATGCGGATGTTGTCTCGATTACCCACGAGAACCTATATACTGATGAGGGCGGTGCTTTGTGGTTGAAGTATCGAAGAAAGAAAAACGAACTTCGTGCCAGTGTGAAACTGTTACCGGAAGCGATTGCGCTGATTGAAAAATATCATAGTGAGGATAGGGACACCCTGTTCCCTTTGTTGTATTGGTCAAATCTCAGACGACACATGAAAGCGTTGGCGGCACTGGCAGGCATCAAGGATGATTTGTGCTACCATCAGGCGAGGCACAGCTTCGCCTCGCTGATTACGCTTGAAGCTGGTGTGCCGATAGAAACCATCAGCAGGATGCTGGGACATTCCGATATTTCCACAACACAGGTCTATGCCCGTGTCAGCCCTAAAAAACTTTTCGAGGACATGGACAAGTTCATAGAAGCCACCAAAGATTTTCAATTAGTTCTTTAATCCTTTAATACAGAAAACGATATGCGAAGCACATTTTCACTTTTGCCCTACATTAACCGCAGCAAAGTAAAGGCTGACGGTACGACCGCCATACTCTGCCGTATAACCATTGACGGCAAACAGACTGCCATCAGTACGGGAATTTATTGCCGACCGGAAGAATGGAACAGCAAGAAAAACGAGATTAAATCCGTAAGGGAAAATAACCGTTTACGAGAATATTTACGACTGACAGAGGAAGCCTACAATGAGATACTGAAATCACAAAGTGTGGTCAGTGCCGAAATTTTGAAGAACCACATATCCTTGAACAACATCCATCCGACCACTCTTCTACAGATGGGTGAATGGGAACGTGAGCGGTTGAAGAAGCATTCCGAAGAAATAGACTCGACTTCTTCCTATCGAAGTTCAATGTATTATCAGAAGTACCTGACGGATTTTCTTACATCCATCGGTAAAAAGGACATTCCCCTTGAAGAAGTGACGGAGGATTTCGGCAAGTCCTACAAAGCCCACTTGAAGAAATGCAAGAACTTCGGGGTTTCCCAGACCAACCATTGCCTGCGTTGGCTGAACCGCCTGTTGTATCTTGCCGTAGACAAGGAGATTCTCCGTGTAAATCCCTGTGAGGACCTGGAGTATGAGACAAAGCCGGAAGCAAGGCACAGGTACATCAGCCGTGAGGAGTTCAAGAAGATACTTTCCACACCGATGTATGACAAGCGTATGGAACTGGCAAGACGGGCTTTCATATTTTCCACCCTGACGGGACTGGCGTATGTGGACATCAAACTTCTTCATCCCCACCATATCGGAACAAACGCTGATGGCAGACGGTACATCCGCATCAACCGCAAAAAGACAAAGGTAGAGGCATTCATACCCTTACATCCCATAGCGGAGCGGATATTGTCGCTGTATAACACGACCGATGACGAGAAGCCCGTGTTTCCTCTTCCCAACCGTGATGCCCTATGGTTTGAGGTTCACGAATTGGGAATAACCATAGGGAAAGAGGAAAACTTGACCTATCACCAAAGTCGGCACAGCTTCGGCACTTTTTTGATTTCGGCAGATATACCCATTGAAAGTATCGCCAAGATGATGGGACACTCCAATATTAGAACGACACAGGGATATGCACGGATAACCGATGATAAAATTTCCAAAGATATGGACAAACTGATGGAACGAAGAAAGGAAATATCGGCTGGCGAAAAGAAGAAATAGCAAATAATCATCATAAAATAAAGGAATTATGAGCAGAGGCATAATAACAATCAGTGAAACGGGTGCAGTCACTATGCCGACCGCACCCGTATGGATGATGCAATTTGAGATTGCCGACCTGTTCGGGGTGTTCTCGTGCAATGTCCGCAAGACGATACGGGTAATCTATAAGAACAATGAACTGAATGAAGCCGATACGATGCGATATATCAGGCAACCGGATGGTATCAGTTATGACGTTTACAACCTTGAAATGGTTATAGCCATTGCATTCAGGATATGCAGTAAAGAAAGTGCTTTGTTCAGACGGTTTATAATAAATGAAATCAGCACCACCAAAAGAGAAACGCCTGTTACGTTGTTTGTTTCCTGTGGCAGGAGTAATAACCGATGGTATAGTTGAGGTCATCCCGTCAGCCACTTGTTTCCGTTGCCACACGTTTGAAAGGCTCCGACAACGAAAAATAAGCAACTGATGGGTAATTGTAAGAGCAGAAAAGGAACGGCTTACGGATGAAGTGTCAATACTGCGCTTCGTCTGTAAGCCATTCCTTTTTTCTTTTTGTCGGAAGTCTATTGCTGCCGCAATACAGGGCATACGGCAAACTGCGCTCCTTCAAGAAAAATCAAGTTATCCTTTGTCGGTAGGCGGAGCGGTAGCCGTCATTCAGCATCTTTTCAATGTCGGATTCACGGTAGAGGATTTTACCGCCCAACTGGATATAGGCGATACGCCCTTCATTGCGGTAGTCCTGAAGTGTCCGGCGGCTCACCTTCAGCCGTGCCGACACCTCCTTGTCAGTGAAGAAACGCTCACCGCCCAATGTCGGGCGGTAGTTGGCGGTCAGGTGCTCTACATTATCAAGCAGTCGGTCAAGACTGCCCATAAAGTGGATTATCCACTTGTTGTCTTTATTAATCAGTTCGTTCATATTACTTTGGATTTAGTGGAATTATTGTTGTCACTCTATTTAGTTATCAGATAGTCCTGCCTTTGAACTTCGCTTCCTTTCTTCTATCCTCCACAACGGAGACAATGAGCTCCACGTCTTCGGGACGGTAATACGTCTTGTGGTTTATCTGTGAATAAGCCAGCGTGCCGTTATCCCGAAGCGTCTGTAACGTGCGAGGGCTGATGTTGAGCATACGGCACACGTCCTGATTATCCATCCATTCGCTCATTTTCTTTTCCCCGTGCCGATGGCAGATGGCATCCATACGGCTGACGAAACGGTCGAACTTGGCGACCATTGCCTCAAAGGTCTTTCTTTCGATTGATACGATTTCCATATTGCCTTTCTTTTAATTGTTACTGTTTCTTTTGCCACAAAGAAATACATTATCCGCTGTCATGCAATGGATTTTCAAAAAGTGGCAGCGTGTTGCGCCGATATGGTAGACATTGTCCGGGGTACTGCTTTCCGTTTATCTGTGGGCAAGTCGGTGGAATACGATTTCCGTTCAGCCTTTAATTCCCTTTTTTTATAAAGAAGCCACAGCCAAAATAAGAGCTTAATTTAAAATTGTCCCCAATCGTACCTTTGTACTTTCAGCTATTCATATCCGGCAAATCGGTAAAGTCCGCACCGATTTGTCAATCTCCATAAAGCAAAACCGTACAAAAATGCCTAAGAAAATCCAAGTACTTGACTGACTGCATTAAAGCACCTTACTTCGCTCCCGATAATCGGTCAAGGTATAGACCAAGACCACATTCAACAACTTAATCAATTTGTTTTTACAATGAAAAAAGAACCAAACATTACAGAGCATCAAGCTCGTGAAATCGTGGAAAAAATGGGGCGCAGGGAACCCTACACCTCCAAGTCGATAGACGACTTCTACAGGAGTATCGGTCTGGAACCGGAGGAGCCGGAACAGCCCGGCAAGACCGTCACGGAAGAAGCAGAAATACCTATGACAGATGAACCTTCAGGAGTGGCGACCGAGGAAGCGGCAATGCCGCAGAAGCGCATCAGCAGCAAACAGCGCAGGCTGTCTTTGGAGGAGTACCGCACCACCTATCTGCAAGTTCCCAAGATTATTAACCGCAAGCCTGTGTTCGTCAGTGAGACGGTGCGTGACGAGCTGGACAGGGTTGTCCGCTACCTCGGAGGAAAGGGCATGAGCGCATCCGGACTGATTGAAAACCTTGTCCGCCTGCACCTCGATGCCTACCGGAATGACATCGAGCAGTGGCGCAAACTCTGACGGGATTACGGTGGAATCGGTTGAGCCGTTGGATGCACTCCATCGGTTCGACCGATACACAAAGTGAGTTATTACATTCGGAAATCAATCCGACAGGCGGAGGATTTTTGTGTCCTCAAAGACACAGCAAGATATATTTTCAGTTACCCGAATAATTCTAAGTAACTGAAAATGCCTTCACCGCCGTGGGCAGAATTATCCTCCGCAGTCGGATAATTTCGGGGTTCATTAATCAAAGATTAAGCAATGGACAAGCCATAAAATTAAAAGAATAAGAAGCATGATGAAGAGCAAGTACGGGAGAAATCCCAAGTTGAACCCGAAGACACACTGTGTGATGGTGCGCTTCGATGATGTAGAATGGAACAGGTTTCTGACGATGTATGAGGAATCGAACGTGTACGCGAAGGCAGTCTTTCTCAAGGCGCACTTCTTCGGTCAGAAGTTCAAGGTGCTGAAAGTGGACAAGACGATGCTGGACTACTATACCAAACTGTCGGACTTCCACGCCCAGTTCCGCTACATAGGCACGAACTACAATCAGGTTGTCAAGGAGCTACGCATCCACTTCTCGGAGAAGAAGGCGATGGCGTTGCTCTACAAGCTGGAGAAGTGTACCATCGACCTTGTGAAACTGAGCCGTGAGATTGTAGAGCTTTCAAGGGAGATGGAGAAATGTTACCAATCCAAATCCGACTGACATGGCATCGGTCAAGGTCAAGTTTCGCCCATCCACCATAGGCGGCAAGGAGGGCACAATCTACTATCAGGTGATTCATAACCGTGTGGTCAGGCAGATATATACCGACTATAAACTTTTCGCTTCGGAATGGCAGTCCCATTCCGAAGCGGTCATACTGTATCGTGTTCCGAATAAGCAAGAGCGGAACAACCATTTGCTTTCGATAAGCTCACGCATCAGATGGGATAAGGACAGGTTAAACAAGATTATACAGACTTTATCCCAATCCGGCACATTTGTGACGGATGATGTAGTCGTGCGCTTTCAGGACAACAGGCAGGAGCCATCGTTTAACAACTATATCCGCCAGCAGATTGCCAGATTGAAACGCTTGGGGAAGGTACGCACCTCGGAAACCTATACGGCAGCACTCCGAAGTTTCAGCGGTTTTATGGATGACAAAGAGGTCTTGTTTGACCAGATTAACGCTGACCTGATAGCGGAATATGAGGCTTATCTAAAAGGCAGAGGCAACTCGCCCAATACCATCTCGTTCTATATGCGTATCCTGAAAGCGGTTTATAACCGTGCCACTGAAGACGGATTGACCGAACAACGGCATCCGTTCAAGTCTGTCTATACGGGAGTGGAGAAAACTTTGAAGCGAGCCATATCGCTTGGCGACCTTAAATGCATCAAAGGGCTGGATTTGTCGTTGAAGCCAAACCTTGACTTTGCCCGTGATATGTTCCTATTCTGTTTCTACACAAGGGGTATGTCGTTCATTGATATGGCTTATCTGAGGAAGAAGGACTTGCAGAACGGCATTCTTTCCTACCGCAGACGCAAAACCGGGCAGCAGTTGTTCATCAAATGGGAAAGATGTATGCAGGAGATTGTTGACAAATATCCCGTAAACGAAACCGAATACCTTTTGCCAATCATCACAAAAAGAGGTGAAGATTATCGAAAACAATACGCCAACGAGCTTCATCGGGTGAACCATTTGCTGAAAAAAATCGGAAAACAGCTGGACTTGCCGATACCTTTGACGATGTATGTCGGGCGGCATTCGTGGGCAAGTATTGCGAAAAGCCGCAATGTGCCTATCTCTGTCATTAGCGAGGGAATGGGGCATGATTCGGAGAACACCACGCAAATCTATCTTGCTTCGCTGGATACCTCAGTAGTGGATAAAGCCAATAAAAAAATACTGGATTTGCTGTGAAGCCGTGAATGTTTTGCGAATCTGCCCAACGCTTGCCAAGAGACGGATATTATAATGCAAAATTACGCAAAATAATGATTCTTAAGTCATAAAACGCTGAAAATCTTACTTGTTGTCACGCTTTTTGTTTTGCGAGAAATACCAGATGTTTTGCGAAATCAGCTATAAAAAAGGAAAACACAACTCTATATCAACGATATAGGGTAACTCGTCCGTCTCTTGGCAAGAGATGGTAGTATAAATGGATATTTTAGACAATGATTAAACTTATAAAACATAACCCATATCGTACTTTAGGGGTGTTATCAAACACCCCTTTAAGGGAACGCATCGCCAACCAAAACAAGCTCAATGCTTTTGCTAAGATTGGTAAGTCGGTTATATTCCCTTATGATTTCGATGGAATTATAGAGGAAGTACCTCTAAGAACTCCAGAAAACATCGCAGCAGCTATCACAGCAATTAACCTTGACAGCTATCAACTGAAACACTCCTTGTTTTGGTTTATAAATGCGTCTCCAATAGATGGAGTAGCATTGAAATACTTACAGTCTAAAGATATTATCAAGGCTAAAGAGTTATTCCAAAAGAGAGAGTCATTCTCGTCTTTAATCAATCTCGGAGTACTTGCGTTTATTGAGGATAATTTTGCAGAAGGTTATGCAAATATTTCAAAGGTGATTCATAACGAATCTTATAGAGTCGATTTGCTTGAAACACTTGGCCTGCAAAATATTACCTTGTCAGAAAATGAGATAGCGGAAATGTTCATTGCCGACTTACTCACGGAGATACCGGCTACAAAATTATTATCAGCTGTAAACAATTCTTCGGACAAAGCGATTATCAGCGAAAAAGCAGTTAATGAACCTATCGCAGAGATTAATGCTGCAATATCTGCCGCCAAGTCAATAAATTCCAAAGATGCCAATGCAAATCTCACCGCAGGAATGGTGTTGATGAATTCAACAAAAACAGCACTCAAACAAGTGAGAGATATTGTTGGTGTAACTAGTACGAAATATCAGATGGTAGCAGATAATCTTGCCAAACAAATACTCCAGTGTGGTATCAACTACTACAATAATGCCTCTGATGATGATGTAGAAAGCCCTCGAAAAGCAATGCCCCTTCAAGCATATGCCTTACAAATTGCAATAGGACAGCTCACCAAGGATAGATGTCAAGAGAACTATGATATTTTGAAAAAGGCAGTTGATGATATGCCTCCAGCAGAAGTTGCCATAGAAACCCGTAAAGTCAAAGAGGAACTTCGCCGTTTTTGCCAGCAACCTGATAAAATTTCACATTCAATAACGCTGCTTAATAACACCAAACCACTGCTTCAGACAATAAAGGCTAAAATTGGTACGGCCAATACGTTCTATATGTCGCTTTCTACTCAGGTTGTAGGAAATGCTTTATACAATCTCATCGAAGAGGTAAACACGGCACAAAATTATTTTAGCGCTGTAGTAAAGGTTATAAAAGAAAGTGGAATAGACCCAAAACTATTAAATTATTTAGATGATGAGCATTCACCAACGAAAATTATAGATAGTAAGGTAAAACCAGTTCTACGTGAAGCATGGAAAGCAACTACAATTATGGATGGATTTGACATGGAGACTGATTTCCGCACAAAGCGATATATTCCCAATAGAAGTTCACTCAAAGAAATGTGCGAAACTCTTCATATCTCCACGTCTTCTTCGAGTTACCAGTCTTCCTCTCGTGCATCCACAACCACCACGAGGACAACAACGCCGCCACGTACTACGCCCCCATCTTCTTCAACGTCATCATCTGATGATGAACTACCAGTAGGGTGCTGGGTGGTTATTATAATAGCAATCATAATATTTTTAGCAAACGTTTTAGGATGACAAAAATTACTACATTATTATTTGCGCTCACAATTCAAGTTGCCGTAAGTGCAAATGCTAACGATTCGCTTCGTCATTGCTATCAGCAATTGGACATTGCGAATTCAGGTATTCAAACTCTCAAAACGGAGAATCGTGAGCTTAAAGCTAAAATCAGGACTTTGAATAAAACAATTGATACTCAAAAGACTGAAACAGACTCTCTCAAAGGTGAACTGACCGCAGCAAAAAATGACATCACAGCTCTTGCTGATAGTCTTAATGTCAACATCTCAAACACTCGTTCTGAACTTCAAGCAAGTTCAAACACTCTCAATCAAACGATTCGCGAAAAATCACAAACTGGTCTATGGATTATCATTGTGATTGCACTGATTTTCATTATACTGGCATTCATATTTGGAAAAGCAATAGCGAAACGTAAAAACGAGGTGGAAAATCTATCTGCCAAGGCCGACAAACTCAACGAGGAAATAGTCTACAGACTGTCTACTGAAATGAATGACATACAAGTTATTTCTAAACAAATTGGGGCACTTGTATCTGCACCGGGAGTTAATACCGAAAGTGAACAGAAGTTGATTACCACTCTTGCTGACCGTATCACTTTTATGGAGATGACACTATACAAAATGGATAACTCTGTAAGAGGTCATAAACAGCTTTCCAAGTCAATCAAGCAAATGAAAGACAATCTGCTTGTCAATGGATATGAGCTTGTAGATATGCTTGGTAAAGACTATCATGAGGGTATGAAGGTTACAGCAAATTTTGTTGAAGATGAGGAACTACCAGAAGGCAAGCAAATAATCACGGGCATCATCAAGCCTCAAATCAATTACAAAGGCAAGATGATTCAATCAGCTCAAATCACAGTAAGTCAAAACATTTAAAAATATATTCAACATGGCTCAAGCTAAAATGAAATTCGGGATTGACCTTGGTACAACCAATTCCGCAATTTGTAAAATGGAGAGTGGCGAGCCTGTCATTAAAAAGACAGACACGTTGAAAGACACTTTGCCATCGTGCGTATCTTTTACCAAAAAGAAAATTGCAAAAGTAGGAGATAGTGCCTATAACGACCTCCGCCAAGACAAATCACGTGCCACGAAAAAATGGTCTAATGACCGCGAAAACGTATTCATTGAGTTTAAACGAAATATGGGTACGGACAAATCGTATGAGAGTTCTAATATGGGAGAAACTTTTTCTCCGGAGCAACTTTCTGCCGAAGTTTTGAAGGCTCTCAAATCGTTTATCGGTGATGAAAATATTACATCCGCTGTTATCACAATCCCTGCCAAATTTAAAGCAGACCAAATCGCAGCTACTAAACGTGCTGCTCAAAAGGCTGGTATTGAACATTGCGAACTTCTCCAAGAGCCGATTGCCGCATCTATGGCGTATGGTCTGAGCGCATCCAACAAAAATGGTCAATGGCTTGTGTTCGATTTTGGAGGCGGCACATTTGATGTTGCACTTATCAAGGTAGAGGATGGCATCATGCAAGTTAAGGACACCGAAGGAGACAATTACCTCGGCGGCAAAAACCTTGACTATGCAATCGTTGATAGCATTATCATTCCTTACCTAAAAGAGAATTACTCTATCACAAACATTATGGAGAATGAAACCACAAGAAACATTCTTCGTGATGCCATGAAGTTCTATGCTGAACAAGCGAAAAATCAACTGTCATTCAAACCACAAGCTGACATAACCTCTCAACTTGATGAGTTTGGCGAAGATGATGAGGGGGAGGAAATAGAACTCGACATGGTTATCACTCAAGAGCAGCTTGCATCTGTACTCACACTCGTGTTTCAAAAGGCAATCGACATTACCAAGCAGCTTCTTAAACGTAATGGTTTGTCCGGAAGCGACCTTGACAAACTGATTCTTGTAGGTGGACCAACTTATTCTCCAGTTCTTCGTGAGATGCTACGCAAACAAGTCACGCCCGATGTTGATACCGACATTGACCCCATGACAGCTGTTGCAAAAGGGGCGGCACTGTTTGCTTCCGGTATAGATAGTGATGTCAAAGAAGAGTTAGCCATCGGTACTGTTGCACTCACACTTTCTTATGAAGCAAATTCGGTTCAACCAATCGAATTTGTAACCGTACAACTATCAAAAGAGGAATGTTCCGGTTATATTCCATCCAAACTGTTTGTAGAACTTGTACGTAGCGACAACGGTTGGTCAAGCGGAAAAGTCGAAATCAATGAGATAGGTGATGTCATAGAGTGTCAACTCATGGAAGGCAAAAATAATGCGTTTGCTGTCAACGCTTATGACGAAAAAGGGACAACTATCCCTTGCTTTCCTAAAGAGATAAATATCATGCAGGGTATTGTTGTCGGCAATGCTGTTTTGCCTTACAATATCTCAATTGAGGCTCACGATAGTGGTCTCGAAAAGAATGTGGTAAAGTCGGTAAAAGGTCTTGAAAAGAACCAGCAGCTTCCAGCTGTCGGTACACTCAATGGACTTAAGACTCGTAATCAATTGCGTCCCGGCATGACTGAGGACACTTTGGTGATACCCATCTATCAAAGTGAACACAACGCAGACGGCACATCTGCGATTCATAACGACCATGTCTTTGATGTAGTCATAACAGGCGATGAGATTGGACAAATAATCCCTGTTGGAAGTGATGTTGACATCACTATCAAGGTGAATCGTTCGCAAATGTTGAAACTAGAAGCATTCTTTCCCTTCAGTGGAGATACCGTGGAAAAAGATGTAAAAATCGAAGCTCGCTCGGTTATTACATCTCATGAACTGGAAAGGCTCAAAGACTCTGCGAACTTAAAACTCCATGCCCTTAAATCTTCTTCTGCAATTAAGGATTCTGAGACAGCAGAAGCAGAAAAACTCATCAATGAGGTTAACGACCGTTTCGACGGTGAAAAAAGCTCCGAAGATGGTAGGATGCATCTTCAGGCTGACATTCGCCGTGCTTTCCTGAAAATGGAAGAAGTCGAGCAAGGGCATGAATGGGATTCCATTGAAGCTGAAATCAGGGAAGAATTCGACCGCCTTGAAAAAGGGAATAATGAGCTTGGCAACAAATATGACCAACAGGTAGCCGCTGTTCGTTCACAGGTCGATTCCGTTATCCGTTCAAAGGATGTTCGTCAAGGACGAATAGTTCTTGATGATATTAACAGCTTGTTTGTTGCAGTGACACTCATCTATCAGTTAATGGGTTTCATTGACTTCCACCTTCGTAACTTTAATACCATACAATGGAAAGATGCGACCAGAGCACGTCAACTTCTGCAACAAGGTAAGGAAATTGCTAATACCAATCCGTCCGAAAGTTCACTTCATCCCATCGTACGTTCGGTCATAGATTTGATGATTGAACCACCAACAAGTGGTCCCGGCGTTAGCTTCTAAAGTGTATGGAAAAGATATGGAAAACGGAGCAACTTGAGAAAATAGCTGCTAATACATCAATATTTAAGCACATTCCCGCAGAAATCGGGAATGTGCTATACTGCGATACCAATCAGCCTGAAACCGTAAAGTTAAGTGACAAGGAATCTAAAAAAAGAAAGGTTATTGCTATTTCAATTTGTAGCATAATTTTATTATTGTATTGGTCTTTTTTTTATGAGCACTATATATGGGGAGCTATAATTACAGTGATAGCTCTGTTGGTTACTATTGGAGTTTGTGATACCACTTTTTCGGGTACAGATTACTTTGTAGGTAATAAAGGATTTGCTACCGTATCGTTTGTAGATTCAAGAGACAACATTACATCTTCCAATGTTTATCTTTTCAAGGACATGGAGTATCTCTTTACTGGCGAAACCATCGTAAAAACGAATTATACCTATAGTAATACTCAATATTACTTTTCAATATTCGGTAAAGAAGATAAGGAGACCCATCAATTCAACAGAATATTTTTTGCCGAGGGTTCTTATGATGATAAACATCCAAAAGACCCAATGAATCCTAATGGTGCAAATGAAGAATACAGTATGATGAAAATGGTAGAAAAGGTATGGACAACCCACTTCGTACTTGAACATTCCCAAGATGGGAAGGTCAAATTCGGTATTCTCAATGAAGAAACTTTATACTCTGATGCGTTATCTATTTCTCGTAATGAAGTAGATGTGTATGGGACAATATATAATCCTTCAAATACCAAAAATATCTATACATCTAATGGAAACTTGGTCATTGAACACATTAATCATTCGAAGAAATTTTTCGGCTTTATTGAAAAAGGAAATATTAGCAGTATTCCGTTGTCCTCATTAGGGAATCGTCAGGCATTTTTGATTTTTTTTGACAGGCTTTATAGAGGATAGTATGTTTACACTTGCGAAGAGACAACAATTAGGTAACTACATAATCACCTTTCAAGTCAAAGAAGGTGATTATGCAGAAACCTATCGCGTGAAAGACGCTGATGGGAAAAATCGCTTTCTCAAACTCATCAACTGCGCCAAACTACATCGTACTCAATTTGATGCAAACGGTAATATATTGGAGGTGCAGATTGCAAAGACACTTAATCATCCTAATGTCGTCAAATACCACGATAACGGTGAGGTCGTTTTAGATGGTCGCAAATTTGCTTATATCGTATTCGATTATATCAGTGGTGAAACGGCTTCACAGTACATTGCTCGTGAAGGGAGTCTTAGTGTATATGATGCAAAGACTATCGTATTAGGCATCCTTAATGGCATTAAATTCCTTCATACGCAACAAGAGCCGATTATGCACAACGATTTGACTATCCAAAACGTCATGTTGGATATGTCGAAAGGTACTAACGTACCTCGCATTATTGACTTCGGCTATGCTCGTTACCTATCACAAGGTTCTTCTTCCTTTAATAAAAACGGGTTATCTCCTTTTTATTTGGCACCCGAAGCATTGAATGGTGTGTTTTCGGTAAAGTCAGACATCTTCTCAAGCGGTGCGATACTTTATAATCTTATATTTGGTATACCACCATATTTTGTTGACTTGTCAGATTGCAAGAATGATGCTACTGCTCAACGCGAAAAGATTGATGCTCAAAGAGAATTGCCGCTTCATATTCCCGATAACGATAAATTTGAGCTTGATGAACAAATTATGAATATAATGCGGAAAGCCCTTGCATCTGACATTGAGGAGAGATTTGAATCGGCAGATGAGTTTATTCGGGCTTTGAATGGCGATATAAAAATCGCTCGTATTGACAATCAAAAGAAAGCCAAAAGTGGGAAGACTCCTACAAAGAAAGTTTCGTATTCAGTGCCAAAAGGGAAAGGCTTTTCCGCCATTGCTGGGATGGAAGAACTGAAAGAGCAAATGCGCGTAGAAGTGATAGACGCTCTTAATTCGCCAGAGGAGTATGCGAAATATGGCTTGACAATTCCTAATGGGATGCTTTTATACGGTCCTCCCGGATGTGGTAAAACCTTTTTTGCAAAGCATTTTGCTGAAGAAGTCGGTTTTAATTTCATGCTAATCAAGCCAAGTTCTCTCAAAAGCCGCTTCGTAAATGCGACTCAGGAGAATATTGCTCAGATGTTCAAAGATGCTGAAGAAAATGCACCTACCATCATTTTCATTGATGAAATGAATGAATTGGTACCTAACCGTGACAGCGATGTACACGAGATGGCGCGTAGTGCTGTCAATGAAATGCTTGCTCAAATGGATAGAACAGGAGAACGTGGTGTATTTATTATTGGGGCAACTAATTATCCAGATATGATCGACCCTGCGATACTTAGGGCTGGTCGTCTTGATAAAAAATATTATATTGGCACTCCTGATTTCAAGGCTCGTTCCTTAATGTTTGAACTTTACCTGAAATCAAGACCGTATGATTTCGGTTTAGATTATGAAAAGCTTGCCCAACTGACAGAAAATTATGTTTCTGCAGACTTGGAAATGATAGTCAATGACGCTTCACGAATAGCTCTGCGACAAAAATCAAGAATTACAATGGTTATTCTTGAAGATGTTATTAGTAAAACCAAACCGTCATTGACAAAATCCGAACTTGACAAATATTTAAGGATAAAAGCGGCAATGGCTGGTGAACAAATACAACAATCACGCCGAAGAATCGGTTTCTAAATAAAAATGCTACGAATATGAAAACAAATGAATTATATCTCAAAACATTGTTCTGTTGCTGTGCTTGTGATGGAGAAATCGCACAAGAAGAAGTGGATATGATTAAAGAATTAACCGAAAATAGTACCCTTTTTCAGGAGATTCAAGTAGAATACTCAATTAATGAGTATGTCAATCAGATTAATAGTCAAGGAAAAGCCTTTTTGAAAGATTACCTTAGTGAACTTTCAAATACAGTTCTTTCCGATGATGAACAAATCACACTAATTGACCTTGCCATAAAAATGATAGAAGCAGATAAGCAAGTCCTTTATTCAGAGGTTAAATTTTTCAAGAAAATCCGAAGCCGAATAACTGTAAGCGATGAACAGATTCTATTAAAATTATCTGGCATAGAAGATTATTTACAACCTGACATTTGCGCTGAAAATAAAGATTTCGAAGATGTTGGAGGATTTAAACAAATATCTTTCTAATAATATGGGTGAATGTAAACCATTGATTCAAGTTCAGACTTGCGCAACAAAAAGAGTTGATAGGGAAATTCATCATTCCGTGGTAGGGAGATGTAGAGGGCGGAACTGAAATCACGCAGATATTACAGCCCATACCTCTATTCTCGAAAATCAAGTAAAATAACTGGGGCAAGAAGAAACAGACTGTCATTGCAAAACTGAAAGCATTCTTCGATAGGTTCTTTGATATTTCGAGAGGAACATTCAATGTTGTGAACTGAATATTCCGTCTAATGCTGCATTGTTCAAAATCATAAACGGGTAAAAAATAGAAAGATACATGTGGAATTTTCTGTCTTTTTTGTAACTTTGCAAAAAAGACAAATTATGAATACCTCATTTTGGGAGTCAAATTTATTTCAAACGCTCGTGCTGATTGTTACCATTGGGGCAACAATCGGCATCGCATTATGGCAGTTTTATGCCTATAAGCGAAAGGAATTGAGAAACGCAGTGTCAATCTTGTTGCTTCAGATAAATGACATTGAGAAAAACATTGAGTATATATTATCTGAAGGGCTTATAAACGGCTGCATCCAAGAAGTGCCGATTCATTACTCTACTATAATTTTTGAAGAAAATCAGTGGAATAAATACGCTCACAGTGTTGTCGGGCACATATCTCAGGAGGCATTTGAAAAAATTGATACCTTTTTTAAGGTTGCCCAAAGAATACGTGAACAACAGATTTATATCAAACAAAAAATACAATTGTCAACAGAAAATAAAGCCTATTATTACTATAGTGCTGTGTATAACCAGATAGTTATTACAGGTCAACCGCTACAAAACATTCAATCAATTGTCGACAGGTTCAATGAGTCGATAGTGCCATCGTATATTCAGAAAGAATTGGCTTTGGGATTGGAGAAGACCTTGAAGCAATATCATAAATTGTCAGATGGTATCGCTTATACGGAATTAGTCAAACTAAAGCAGTGATATATTGAAAATATTTGCTAACTTTGTAATTAGGAAAAGCGTTCTTTTGAATTACTGCAAAACGAGGTGAAATACAGAATTTTGCTGGTTTCTAAATCGTTACCTATTAAGCTGCGAAAAATTGCAAGTGCTTGAATTTTAACAAGAAAGAAAATTCGCCATGTCTTGCTGTATGGTAGGTTATCCGCTTTTTGATACCACATAACCCGGCCAGCTTTCGAAGTTGCTTATTCACTTCCGAGTTACAAGGCAAAGCAGCAAAACTTCCGATATCCGGATAACGGTCAAGAATGCCCAATGCCCTGCTTTCAAACAGCAGATGCAACGGCAGACGGATTTCCACCCCTGTCTTGACGGATTTGAAGTACAGCCACCGCTTGCCGTTTATCCTAATAAAATTCTCAGGTGTGAGCTGGCGGAAGT